GGATTTGCAGTCCTCTGCGTCACCACTCCGCCACGAGGCCTCACCTCTGACCGATATGTCTAAATATCGTGTGGTGGCGCGGATTTAGAATGATCCTAACCGAAGCGCAAGAGGCTTCATTCTGAATTAGGTCCTTTTTTCATTCTGAATAATCGTTTCCAGAACGTTCCTACGCTTCGTCGCCTTGGGGCGGCGGCTACTGCGGCTCTAATCGACATTAAGTCTGAAGCAACCTTTTAGCGTGATAGGTGTTGTCCGGAAATATGCATCCTGCCCTTGTCTCCGCTGATAGAAAGGCATGGCGATGGCGCCAGAATCTGAACTGGAGAAGCTTGAAGACCGGATAGCCGCCAACAACGCACGCATAACCGCACTTAAGGTGCAAAGGGCCTTTATTCGCCGCGGTGCGCTCGGAGAACATGATCGGCATATCGATCGGCTTGAGCGCTGGAAAGCCATACAAGAGAGGCTTTTGTTGCTCTTGCGAGAAAAACTGACTTGAAATCGTCCGCGCCCTTAAGCGAACGACCGGACCCAATGTACTAAGCGTCTGCGATGAACCGGTTTCTGCGCCGAATCCGGCGGTCGCGTAACACCTGATTAAGGGCACTGAAAAATTCCCGCGCGTCGAGCTTGCCGTTGAAAAACCGTTCGGCAGCGTCGTAAAGCTCCCCCAGATCGACATTTGCGTTGCCAATCACCCGATGTCGGATGAAGGCAATAAGTAGACGGTTCATCGCACATCCCTCAGCCTGCCAAACATCATCCCACTGGCAGGGCGGCGAAAAAACGATTTTGCTGCCGATTTGTTCCTTAGTTATTTTGGATTACAAAGACTTCGGCATTGTCCTGCTTTTCCCGCAGGCCTTTGTAAGACGCATGGCGAAGCTTGCCGTCATGGGTCCATGCGCGATATTCGACCTCCGCTATCAGCGTTGGCTGGAGCCATGTCAGGTTCTTTCGGGAACCATCATAAGCGACGGGAGGCCTCTTGACCGTCAGCTTTTCCATCATGCCGCGAAGCTTCCATGCCTCGCTGTCTTTGATGCCGGTTCCAACTGATCCGACATAAACCAGATCATTGCCTTTGTAGGCAGCCAGGAGCAAAGAACCAACATGGCCTCGCGCGACACTCGATTGCTCCCAGCCGACTATCATGAAGCTATCGCTTTGGATGCATTTGACCTTAAGCCAGTCGCCGAGCCGGCCAGAGCGATAGGCGCTGTTGCGATCCTTGGCGATGATCCCTTCGAGCCCGTGCTCGCAGGCTAGGCGCAGCAACTGCTCGCCGTCCGCCTCCACCTCCTCCGATATCCGGATGGCACTTTCCCTACCTGGCGCGATCAGCCCTTCAAGTAGATGCCGGCGGGTTGAAAGCTCTGTCTGCGTGAGATCGTGACCATCGAAATACAGGAGGTCGAAGGCCATCAGAACGGATGCACCGGAGTTCAGCCTACCGCCGCGGCCCCCGAGCGACTGCTGCAACTGGCTGAAATCCGACCGGCCTCGCTCATCCAGCACCACGGCTTCACCGTCGATGATTGCCGTTGCTGCCCCGAGCTGCGCCGCCTCAGCAGCAATCGCCGGGAAGCGGTGCGTCCAGTCGTGTCCGCCTCGCGTCAGAATACGAACGCCCTTGGGCTCGATATGAACCGCAATCCGGTAGCCGTCCCACTTCACCTCGAAGGCCCATTGCTGCCCTTTAGGCGGTTTCTGCTTCAGGAGAGCGAGACACGGCTCGATGCGCGCCGGCATGGGATCGAGGGGAAGATTTGGCTGCGCGGGATCTCGCGGCTTGCGCGCTCGCGAGCGAAGCGGCCTGTCGGATTGCAGGAGCGGCTTTGACTTTGGAGACTTGGTCATGAGACCACTCCATCAGCAAATGCTTAAAATGCCGTCTATTGACACGCGCGGCAAGGAGGTCGAGTTTTTGCGCCATGAGCGAGATCCCTCCGCCGCAAGTCGAAGAGAACGACCCCGATCGCTTCATCAGCTGTCAGGATGCTTTGCACGCCGAGTTTCAGCATCTCGTCGAGCGTGCCGACGCGGCAGGTTGGAGAGCGCATGAGGTGCTTGCGGCACTGATAGAGCTTGCCGATAATCAAGCCCTGATGATCGAAGCTAATGCCGAGGTGGAAGCAGCTTTGAAAGTCCTGCGGCGGAAGGGCTTTCTTTAGGTTCTTGACTCCTCGCCAAAGAAGAACATAATAAGAACGCCTCGCAAGGTATGCGGACCGTGCGCCCTCCTTGTTTTTACACCTCTGAGATCCCGCGCGGTCCGCTTTTGCCCGAACAATATCAGCCCAGATACAAATGGCAGGAAACCTGGCCCGGTGGGGGAAAGCAGGATTTCGTCGGCTATGACGGGAAAGAGATCGTGGGCCGCATCCAGGTCGACCAAACCACATCGGGCAAGGAAAACCAGTGGCGCTGGAACGGCGGCTTTGCCTCATGGATACGCAGGCGCATCATGCCGCAGCAGGGGTGGGAGGCGACGGCTAGAGAGGCATCGCGCAAAGTCGAAGAGCACTACGACAAGCTGAAAGAGATGCACGGCTCGTGAAGGGAGATGACGCGGCATGAGCAACGAAGGCCATTCGACGGCGCCAGGGGCGAACGTGATCGTCGAGCACTATTGCTCTGTCACGGGCTGCGGGAAGTGGGGAGGACTGGGGTTTGCGGTCAACAAGACCGAGGAGACCCGTTGGTGGTGCTGGGAGCACTATCCATACAAGGAACAGCCCACCGGCCAGGTTAGACCGCAATGATCGCCGGAATGCTGATGTGCGCCACACTGTCTGCGGTAGATGGCGACACCGTGCGCTGCGACGGGCAGCTCATGCGATTGCTGGGAGGAGGAGTGCCGTTCCAATGGGGCATAGATACCCCGGAGGTCGGATCGCACGCGAAGTGCATCAAGGAACGGAAACTGGCGCTAATCGCCAAGGGAAGGCTGAAAGAGCTTTTGGAAGAACGCGGCCTGCAGATAGAAATAAAAGGCTTCGACAACACGCCGAAGCATAGGCCGCTCGTAAACATCTATCGAACGAACGGGGAAGAGATCGGGACCAAGCTGCTCAAGGAAGGGTTCGCCCGAGAGTGGACACCGCACCGGAAGAATGATTGGTGCACGGCTGGTTGAGCATGGAGGCAAGCGCTTGACGTTTTCTTCGCGTTGTAGTTGATCGAGCTCTTGTGAGGGTTCGATGCGAAAACATTCAGAGAAATACAGACGCTTCCAAAGAAAAGTAGCGCGAGACAGAGAAATTCGAAGACTTATTTGGAAGACTTCGCGCAAATCTCGCCAGAGCAGAGCAGGTGCTCGCGCTGTCGTCATATCTAGAGGGGGGGCCCGATTCAAAACAAGAATGATGACAGCCATTCCTCTTCCTCGTGTCTTTTGTCTGGAGGACAACGTGGATGCTACGCTAGAAGCAATACATCGCTTGCGGGCTGACGTTCTAGATCGAGCCGTCGAGGCCAAGGCGGACATGGTCAGGGGACACAAGCGCCCATTCAAGTTGAAGCGTTATTTTGATTTCACCACGATAAACGAGATAAGCCCTTCTGCGGCTCTTGTGCTCGCAGCGGTTTTTCAGCGCGCCAAACACATAACCGGGCGAAGAATTCATAGCGTCGACGAGCACAAGTGGCGTGCCAATGTGACAGGGATGCTACGTGCTTTAGGGTTCCACGAGTTATTGGAGATGCAACCTTTCGACACACGAAAACGCTATACTGGCGACGTCAAAATCCAACGGTTTGTCTCGGGCGAGAGAGCTGACGGCGAAGAATTGGGTCGGTTGCAAGACGCGCTAGCACTCTTGCTTCCTACGGAACTGCGAGAGAAATTATTTACCGCGGAACCTTACGGTGGAATGCTCGAGGCAATCCTGAACTCCTATAGCTGGGCATACCCAGCGGAACATGTCTGGGAGCATGAGGCTCTCAAAAATTGGTGGTTGACGGGTGCTGTCAATACTAAAACCAACCAAGTGCTCGTATGTGTTTACGACCAAGGGGTTTCGATACCACACAGCCTACCCCGTTGGGCGCATTGGAATGCAGTTGAAATTCGTGCTAAAAAGTTTATGCAGCGCTTGAAACTTTCAATGCCAATAGACCATTTTAGCAATGACGGATTGGCAATACATCTGGCAATGAAGATTGCGAAGTCTTCAACGCAACTGCCTCAGCACGGAAAAGGGCTTCACACCATTGTGGAAGTAGCTCAGCGCGCTAGGTACGGAAGACTTAGAATTCTAAGTCGAAATGGTGAATATATCTGGGAGACTGGAAAGCGGCCGAGAAGCCTCACTCACGAATTCCCATTAAGCGGAACGCTAGTTGAGTGGCAGCTTGAGTTGTAGGAAGCAGATGCCTAGGGTTATAGAAATCGCTGAAGAATTTAGCCGGTTCCCCGGCCCGCGCTACAAGCAGCACGGGGATTTCAGTGGAGAGGAATTCCGCGAAGAAATTCTTGTGCCAGCACTTCGTGCGGCTAAGGATCAGGATTCGGTGCTGATCGTGGTACTGGACGACGTCGCCGGATACGGTTCCTCCTTTCTGGAGGAAGCGTTCGGCGGACTCATTCGGGCTGGCTTCTCACGGGAGGAGCTGGATAAGCACCTTCGTATTGAAGCCCGTACGTCTCGCTTCAAACATCACGCCGTTCGCGCAGCGACCTACATTAAGGAAGCTGCCGGTCGGCTCCACCACGCGTTCCATTAACCTCTGATGGTTCTTCTTTCAGGTTTATTGGGTGCGCTAATCGGCGCTTCGATCACGCTAGTATTCAATATGTGGAAGTTTCATCGCGACGAACTGACGTCGCGGTGTGATGAATTGTGCAGGGCTATTTGGGATGCGAGTGTCCACGCAGCTGATTATTGGGCAACAGACTTCAACAAAACGGGTTCCCGCCAGGCTCTTGCCGAAGCGAGACTTCTAGCTCTTCAAACACACATTGATGGTATCTTCGGTGATTTCCGGCCGTTCCTGAGCGAAGCGAACGAGATCGAGATTGATGCTCAGTTGTCGGATCTTTTGGATGTCCTTACGGGAGGCCTTTACTCCGTCCCCTGTCGAAAGATCGATCTAGCAAGGGCAACCCGCGCGGCCCCCTTGGCTGGAGATTTGAGTGTAAAAATCCGCCGCGCCCATCGAGAGTCTATGCCGTTTTATAAGTTACGGCTCTCGTTCCACGAAAATAAGCGGAGGAAGCTGGACATGCCTTTAGGCTGGGAACAACAATGATCCACGACCGGAGGGCAAACGTGTCAGCGCGTTGGGAGGCTCGCGCCGGCAGTCCTCAGCGAGGAAAGCTCCTTTTCCAACCGCTGCTGATTTTCTCGTAGCTCGATTAGAACATCCCGGGCGCCGTATATCGCTCCTTGCGCCGTCTTCACCTCGTCGACCTGCCGCTGCTGATCGGTAAACCGCTGGTCATAGCTGCCGAACACCCGGTCGAGCTCTTCCCGCGGTACTTGGTTATCACGCAGATCTTTTACCGCGGCATCAGTCCTAGCCCGATCCTCTGCCGATCGGGCTGTACGCCACTCCAGCTCCCCCTGCGTGACCATCTTGTCCGCCAGGAGGTTGACGGACGCCTTCAGGTCGCTGGTCGCCTCTCGGATCGGTAGGTATGCCAGGCCGCCGAGCATCGCCGCAAACGTCAACGCGACCCCAAGCGCCTGCCATTGCGGCTTGTTGCGCTCGGCAAGGTTCGTCGACAGTGCGGCGATCGAAGCACGCGTTTCGTTCGCAAGAGACGTGACGGCGGTATCAATGTTCTTGAAGCCGCTGCGCACCTCGGTCTCGAGATCCGTCTGCCGGCGGCCAAGGTTGGTCACCCGCTCGCCAAGCTGGGCGGTGATGGCATCGGTATAGACCCGATGGGCGTCATTGTTGTTGCTCATATCGTCTGACATCCTTTGCTTCGCCCTGTCCTTTCAATGCCATTTCGACCGGACGACACCGGCATGCGGATAACGAAAAGCCGCCCAAACGGCGGCTTGGAACTTTTACCGTAGATCTCGGTTTGAAGCGCTGGATCGCGTGGTGCATCTGTCTCCAACAGTGCGCCTTCTCGGGCCTCGCCGCGCGGTCCGCTTTCCTGTTGCGCCAACTAGCCCGCTTCGGCGGGCTATTTTTCGCCCCCCGTATGCGGGGGTTCGACGACAGGCCGACACCGTGTTTTCATCTTGAAAACCGGGAGGAAAACATGAAATCGTTCCATACCGCAGTGCAGATCGATCAAGCCCGATGGGCAGTCACATTCATTTGCGAATTCGGTGTCCTATCGGCGACCCGGATCATGTCTAGCACCGAATTCATTGAGATGATCACGGCGGAAGCTCAACTCGGTGGCGACGACCTAAATTCCTTCGTCGACAGGGAACAAACCGATTTGATGTGAGTCCTTGCGTTTGGGATCGCGTGGTGGGCGTGCATCGCCCCTTCCCTCCGTTAGCCCTGAGGCCGCGCGGTCCCACCTCCAGCTTCGATTTCGCCCGAAAGAGTTATTGACGGAACGAATCACCGCCGCACCTGTTGAGTCGCGAATCAGTAACGCGTGAGGTGTCGCGATGAACGCTGCGGCTGGGATTCCGATCAAACCGGTGACTGTTCAGGTGGGCGACAAAGGTCCCGGCCGCCTCGGCGCAACCGTTGAGGACCTCATGGGAATGCTCATGAGCACGCGGTGGCCGAACAAGTCCTCACCCAGGTTCAGCCGCGCGATGAGCGCCTGCATGGATGCCACAATTGGTGGCAGCGGCGACAAAGCCCGCAAAGCGTTTGTGGACGCAGCGCATGACGCTGGAATAGTGGTATCGCCTGACGATGATAGGAAGCCTAAGCCCCGCCGCAATGATAAAGCTCGTACCGCCCGCGGTGCTGAGCGATCGAAACAGCCGCCTGCCGGTCATTTGCGATAAGATAACTGTTCGTCGCCGGCTTCGGGTTTATAGCGACTAGGATGTCGCAAGGCTCAGTTACCTTCGCCGTCTGGCAGCTCGCACCCGCCAAGCATAGCGCAAAGGCCGGGATCATCAGCAGCAAGTGCTTTCGCATCGATATTCTTCCCATCTTTGAGGATTTTGACACGGTTGGCTTGGAGATCGGCGTAGACGTCTGATCGGCCGCCGGAGTATCCGAAGCCGTAGCCAATCAGAAAGGCGATGCCCGAGGCGGCAAGCGCGCCTAGCGCAAGCTTGAGCAAAGTCCCGATGGTCATGACGCCACCGGGATATCGAGGGCATCTTTGAGCCGGTCCTTTTTGCGCTTCGCGTACCAGCGATAGGCAAGGCCGCCGATCGTCAAAACAGCGCTCACGATGATCAAGCCGGCAACCACCTTGCCGATAAGCTCGCTGGAGTAACTGAGGGGCGAAAGCTGATCCTGCACCTGCTGGAGCGTCACAGCGATGCCGCCGGAGCCGACACCGCTGCCAGTCGAAGCATCTGCTACGGCAAGAGCTGGCGCTGCCTTCGCGCTGGACAGGAATGCTTTGGCCTCACCGCCCGGTTTGTAGCTGATTTCAGGGCCGACTGATCCGGTAGCCCAAGCCTGCCCCACTGCCTTCACGTCTCTGATGCGGCTGATCCAGCCCTTCCCGAAGGTCTTGAAGGTCTTCAGAGCTCGGAGGAAAGCTTCTCGGCGCTCGATGATGCGTGCGATCAACATGTCGTTGTCGTTGACGCCAGCCGCCGCCAGGATCGTCCCCTGCCCGATGATGCCGTCGATCGCTCCCTGGTAGAGCCCAAGCCCCTGCAACGCGCGCTGGAGCCACTTGATGGATTGGGAGACGCCCGAGTTCACGTTGCCGTCGAAGACGACGTAGGAGACACCCGGGGCCAGCTTGTCGAGTTTGGCGACGTCCCAGTAGCGCTTGCGGTAGATCGCCGCGACTTCCGCACCCGTGATGGTCCGGACGTCACGCGAAGGCTTTCCATCGGCGGCCAGCCATTCGGTGAAGACGCGCTGTGTGACGCCCTTCATCGTGGCGCCGCCCGGATCCGCCGGATGGTTGCTATAGCCGCCTTCGTGGACGAGCACCTTGGCGAGAGAGCGCGAGAATTCGTTCGCCGTGTCATTGACTGGCATTGTTGATGTCTCCGATTTTGGGAAAGTTTCGCGCAAGCTTCGTGGTGGATTCAGCGGCTTGCAGGAATCAAATGACGCGAGCATGTTCTCGCGGGTGATCATAAGGATCTTCGGTTATGGCGTATGACTGGACCGGCGCGCGCAGCAGACGTACTCGCCGCATCAAATTTGCTCTCGCTTCTTTGATTGTTCTGGCAGCGGTCACAGCGCCCGTGCTCGCCTTTAGCTGACCACGGTGGTGACGCCTGGAAGATCTCGACGGTAGTCTTGTCCGTTTTGGTGGCAGGGACAGAGGAGCCACAGGAGCGGGTTTAGCTACAGACGCGGCTATCCGGCCTCCATCAACGCCGCCTCGAATGAGCGGGCATACTCGGCACGTACACATCTTGGTGGTTTCACCGAAGTCTATTCGGCAGGCTGTCCCGCGATACTAATTCCATTACGCCTATGCCATGCTCGACCTATCCAGGCAACGATCGCCGTGTATGGCAGGAGCATGAAATCGGCTGCTGTGTTCGTCCAATAGCCATAGCTGTGCGACAGATAGATGCTGAGATGCATGCTCGCGAAAAACATCAGAAATGCCGGGCTCAATCGCGGGAAGAACAGAGCGATCGGGGCTATTAGCTCAAGGGCAAAGACCAGGAACGCAACGACGCCCGCAAAGACCTGGACCGACAGAATATTGCTGAACCAAAGGTTTGTCGACCAGGTTGATACGAACAGAGACTGCTCAACCGCGGCGATGGAGAAGAGGTCCAAGCGGGCATCCAAGAACCAACCTGGGCCGATGTCGATAATCTTGTTCAGACCAGAATAGAAGTAATAGGCGTCCATGAAAAACAGCAGAATGAAGACCGGGCCGTGGAACGCATTGCTGAGAGCAAGGGGCCGGGCGCGCTTCCCAATCTTATAGTAGGCATCGCGAGGAAACAGCGCGACGAGGAACAGCATGAACAGCAACACCGTCGTCGATGCATCCATCGTGTCGCTGCCTAGCAAGAACCATCCTATAAGGTGTGATCCCAATAGCAGCGCCATCCAAGCCGCCGCGCGGGGAAAGATTCCAAACAGGCCGCAAAACAAGGCGACGATCGTCGCCATCTGAATGGCATGGAGTGCGCCGACGGAGGGGCGAGGGATATACTCGTAGATGAACTGGAAGGTGGTCCAATAAAGCCCAGGCGTCTTCCAATAGGTAAAGAGCAAACCTCGCGCGTCGCGAACGAACGCATCTGCCGGCATCAAGGCAAGCCCAGAAAAATCCCATGACAGGAAGAGGTACAGTGCCAGTGCGAATGCTCCTGCCTGGATGATGTAGCAGTGCAAGGCGAGAACAGGACGAGGTCGGCCATAGAAATCGACCGGGCCGAGGAGCTTAGCGATCATCCGTTCACCTGTGCAACCTTTGTCGCCCCGACGATATTTACCGCCCCTGCATGATCGTCTATCCGGACTGTGAGTGTCCATAATGAAGCTCCCACGATCTCCTCCGCTGCCGGGTACCCACGATAGTCGATGCGCTGGTAGTTTAGATGGCTGGGATACGAAATGGCGCCAGGCATCAAGAACGGGCCGCCGGCGCGGCGGTTTGCGAAGTTGTGTTTGACGATCGCCAAGAATTCGGGGCCGTGGGTCATTTGCCCATTCGCCAGTCCAAAAGTGGATTTCGGCCAGCTGACCATGGCGAGTTCATAATTGGCTGGTCGCATCGTTCCGTCCTTGAAATGGAGGAACAGAACCTCGCTCGACGCATAGCCGCTCCGATGGATATACGGCATCACCCATGGCTGCAGCGCGGCCTTGAAAACGGCGGGGTCGATATCGGGCGGCAGGGAAAGCTTCGCGGGCTCCTCGGGTTGGATGACGTCTGGCATGCCAGCGTACACCCACCCCGGCACTCCGCGGTGCGCGATGCCGATATGCAGCTGCCAGGAGTAGCTCGTGAATATCAAAAGACAGCAGCCGACGACGACCCATCGATATCGGTCGCCCGGCGTTTCGAGCGCCCAGGCGGCTATCGACATGCAAGATCTACGGACAAATTTCTGGAAGAGGACGAAAGCTACGGCTACAAAAATTGCCCAAGGCAACATCGATCGTCCGGTATTACTCAACCATGTGACGTGGATCGTTCCCTTGTCCTGAAGGAGGCTAAGCAGGGGCAAGGCCAAACCGACTGCGATGACGAACGAAAGGTAGGCACGAAGTCCAATGGAGAGCCGTCGCGCGAGGTCCTGATCAACTGCTGCGGTTGTCAATTGCGTCTCCCTACAATCGGGTCGGGTATAATTCCCCGAACCGTTTCTTGTCAACGGTGCAGGCTTTGAACGATTTGCGCTTGATCCCTGGCGGTGGCGAACCTACGTTCTGCGGTATCCGAAGCCAAGGTAGATCGGTAGCTTTTCATGATATCCACAACGGATATAGGTTTTCGTCCCGAGTGGAAGGGCAAGACGGTCATCGTCTATGACGGCGATTGTCCATTCTGTTCGAACTTCGTGAAGTTTCAGCGCCTCCGGTCTGCGATTGGAGAGGTATTACTTATTGACGCAAGGTTGAATCCAGATCTGGTCGTCGCTTTCCAAAGCCGCGGCATGTCATTGGATGACGGGATGGTCTTGCTAATGGATGGCAGGACATATTTCGGCGCTGACAGCATCAACCGCTTGGCGCTGTTAAGCAGCGAGAGCGATTGGTTCAACCGGGTGAATGCCCTGATCTTTCGGTCGCCGACCGTTTCGAAAGTGGTTTATCCAGTTTTGCGGTTCGGCCGCAATCTGACGCTCAGACTGATCGGCCGCCAAAAGCTGGGGGCGTAGCTTCCGGTCGGCAGGGCTTAGGGCCACACCACTGCCGCTGCCGCGGCCCTCACGGCCTCTTCTGTGCTAGCCTCTTCGATGGACGCTTTAGCTTTCAGGCGGGTCGCTTCTATGCGGGCTCCAATGATCTGCCATTGCGTGAACGCTGCCTTGACAACAGCGGCCACCCCGCTGATGTCGGATGCAGTGATGCCGACCTCGGCGGAAAGCAATGGATAATCTGCCGCGACCGGCGACGCCGCCATCAGATACCGATTTGCCTCGTCTGATTTTTGGCTGTAGGTCAGCGCCTGGCCGGAGCCGGGAGTGATGTATTTGAGCCGTTCCGCTTCGGCGGAGGCATCAATTTCGAGCTTTATCATAGTCTTTAGTCTATTCAATTGCCCAGGGGCCTGCGCGGCCCGCCAGTCTTCATCGGCAAGCATCGTCTCGATGGCAGTCGCGGTATGGCCATCAGCCACCAGGAAGCCATCCTCGTAAGAGGCCCAGCCACCAGGAAGCCATCCTCGTAAGAGGCCCCTGAAAGATTAAGGGTGGAGGAGATCAGCGTCACGTCATCTGGCGAAAGTTCGAATTTTGCACTCATGGAAGTCTTCCTTAAGAGGCGCCAATACGGGCGGCGGAAAGATTGTAACTGTTGAAGGTGACGCTGCCGCCTGTGGTCTGAGAGACCTGGAAGGCGACGATGTCTCCGACATTGAGGACCACCGCCACGCTGGGTGAAGAGTGGCCGACAGCACTGCTGCCAGAAGTTTGTGCGCCATCGCTGGCGACCGCCACACCATTGACAGTTATCTGCGTTGCCTGACCCACGGTGCCGAGTCCATTTTGCCGCGCAGAGAAACCGAGATACCAAAGGCCTTCATCGCCCGCCCCGATAGTCAGAAGGCCGGATGCGAAGGTGCTCGCGCCCTGAAAATGGGTGGCAACGGCGCCGAAGCTGGTGAAGGTGGTGAACACACCGCTGGGAATAGACTGACTCCCAGAGGAAGCCGACATGTACGAAGCTTTCTTCTTCGCTGATATCAACGGAGTGATGTATCCGACGTCACTCACACCAGCATCGGCTTCCGCTTGTGTCGCCGGGCGCGGTGCCGACATCACCAAAAATCTGGTCCCGTCGTATACAAGATCAACAACAAGACCAGGCCTCAAATGGTTCGCCATCAGCGCGCTGCCGTCGACCTTGGTGACAGCCTTTGCCCCGAGGCCATTCAAATTCAACGTGACTGCGCCAGTGTTTGCCAAAGCGATTAGCAAAACCACTCGCAGGCCGACTGTATATGCTGTTGGTGCGAGTGTGAGGGCAGCGGTCAGCACGTTCGCCGTGCCTCCTGCCGCCGCATAGTTGATCTTGCCGCTCTGAATCGCCTTGGCGAGGTCGAGAAGCTTATCGGTATCAGGCGTGATGCCAGCGGCAAGCAACACGTTCCAAATATTGCCGATTGGCCAGCCGGCCGTCCAGTTGAACAGCTCCTGATCCGCTGGGCCGCAGGGATAGCCGCTCTCAAGTTCTGACGCGAGAGGCGCGCGCGTGTTGTCGTCGAGGCTGTTCCAGGGAACAACACCGTCAGTGTAAAAAGGCATGTCATGAACCTCGCTTTAGGCGCAGTTGTAAGGGTCAAATTCCTGAGGGCAGAACCAGATGGAGCCTTCGCAGAGTCCGCCCCATCCGGCACCGAAGCCGAAGATTTTTCCGACGTCGCGTGAGATGTACGGCGTGATCCCAGGGGCTAAAGGAAGGACCCGAAACGCGACGGGAAGTTGAATCTCTTCAAGCGCGCTCAGTGCCCGTCCCGGCTGGATGGCGACACGGGCGCCACCCATGCTGGTGACAGTGACGTCGTCGCCCCAGATATGCTCTGCCGCCGCTTGGAGACTGTCGATATCCCAGAGCTGGCGCGCCTGGTACCGGCGAGCCAATAGGTAGCGACGATAGGTTTCATCGTCATCGAGACAGATATCGCCGTCGCCGGCTTCCTGGCAGCCTGACCACACGCCACCTTCGCAAAGACCGACGATGGTCACGTTCGGGTTTGCAGGGCCGCAGTCGAATCCGAACACCGGAACAGGTACGCAAATGCAATGGCATCGCGGCCAACCAAGCCGTTTCCCCAGTAGCGTCAACTGATCGCCGACAGCGGAGAGAATGTCGAACTCATCAGGCATCTCGCAGGAGGAGACGATGATATCGGCCAGTTCTCCCAGATCACGGCGGATGATGCCGAGAAGGTTCGGGCTTTCGCGGTATTGAGTTAGGATACGGTTGATCCGCTCCTCAACGATGGTCGCCTTATCGGGGCACTCCATGTCACACCGCCGTGATAGCTATGTTGGCAAGCGTTATCGAGGCCATCTCGTCGAAATCGATGACGATCGGCAGAGCTGCGGCGCCCGAGCCTACACGGTTCCCCGTCGCGACCGTCACCTCGACGTTCGGATAGACGCACGAGATGATCGTCCGGATAAGGTGCAAGGTGATGTCCTTGCCATTCGCCGGTCGGTTTTCGCCGGTCATGCCTGCAAATAGGGTTTGTGCGATGGCAGCGTTAGACGGTGGTGGGCATCCAGCCGCATCGTTCGTTTTGGATACCGTCAAGTTGAGGAAGATCGGGACTTGCTCCGGCCGCATGATCTGGATGGAGCGGCAAAACCCTTCAATCTCTGTCGAGACCATCGTGTTTCCATAGGTGGAGATGCCGGGGACCACATACTGCCGAGCGGATAGTGCGACTTGCTCGTCACTGCCGCCGATTGCGACGACCGAGACACTATGAGCAGCCAAGCCGTTTGCGTCGGTGGCGCCGGTGTCGTTGCTGTAGATTTTCGCCCACGTCACGCCGTCGATATTGATGATAGCCCTGTAGAAATCAGCATCGCGGGTGTTGGGAACGCCGAGATTGGTGATCGCTTGGCGCAGCGATTCGTCGGTCTCATCCGGGGCTCTGGTGATGAGCCGCAAACGAGCGAGGATATCGAGGCGCGTATCCTCTGCCTGATCCGGGTCATAGCTCTGATAGATGTCTTCGAACATCTCCCATGCTGCTGCCAGGAGATCGGCGCGAAGGCCGTTCAATTGGCCCATGGGGCTCTGCGATGTCTGGATGACGCCCGGACCAAAGATGCCGATATTCGACTGCTCGATCTCGCCGAGAATGACGGATAGCGGCTTGCGGGAGAAGCCAGAGACGACGACACCGTAATCAGTCATCAGATGGAAACCTCTTCATCGAAAATGGTGCCGACCTCGACTGAACGGATGATCAGCCCGCGGGTCGCTTTGTCGAACGAGACCGAGAAGGACGTGATTTCGGTCACGCCATCGGTGTTCAGGATCTCCGCCTTGACGACGGATTCGGCGAGTGCGGGGTCGTAAGCCCTGCCGAGGATCTGATCGAGCCATGGGACGCCAGCCGTCGTGTCGAGAAACCACTCTCGAGCGAAGGTCGACAGTCGCTGCCTGACGTGCTGTCCCACAGCCTCGGCGTCAGTCACGGTCGCCAGATTGCCATCGCCGGCGAGGAACAGGTCATTCGTCGCCTGATCGATCGCCAGGGCAAAGCGAACTGAAGTCATATCTGCATCGCCCTCAGTTTGTCCGCAATGACAGCCAGTTCGTCGCCGATCTGGTCGTATCGCGGCGAGTGATCAAGGCCCTCTGCGCCAAGCTTCTTGAAGCCTTCCGAGGTGAGTTCGACATGGGCGATGAGCAGATCGAAGATGCTGCCCTCGCTGCCTATCAGATCGAACTTTCCTTCGGGGGAGCCCTTGAGACCATATTCGCCGGCTGCATCAAACCGCACGTGAGTGTTGTCCGGGTCGACGTTCTGGAGCGGATCCGAAACACTGTCGCCGCCGGAGATCGTCGCCCGCATGTCCGCGAGGTGGAAGGACCGGCCATCGAAAGGAGCGCCGTCGCCATCGGTGTCGTAGTTGTCCATGCTACGCATCATCGGAGAAAGCATCACCTTCGTCCCGGCAGGGATCGGGAAGGTCATGCCGGCGCTTGCCGTGCGCGGCAGATCCACAGGGACTTCAAACAACTGCGGCATCGCCACCGGCTGCCCATTGTGCACGGGCTTATAGAGCGGCTGCACGGTCGCCGTCTGGCTTGCAGGGTCGTAGGATACGATCTCGCCGGGGATCGGCCCCCACATCGCTTCGCGCTCGCTCTGCGCCTGCTGACCGGTGATGTCGCGCTGCTGGTTGGTGCGCTTGCCGAGGTATCCGACCATTATCTCTTGATCCCCTCGTCTATCTTGCCGCTCTTGACCGCCTCGCCGGTGATGTCGACCTTCATCTCGCCATCCATGTTGTTGCCGGAGTAAGAGACGCCGGTGACGCGATACATGCCGTCATCACCATTCATTTCGAGCGTGTCACTTTTCAACTGGACGCGGCGGTTGGGCCGGATCTCGGGATTGAGCAGCGCGGTCACCCGAACACCGTTGTCCGTGATTGCCGGTGTGCCGATCATGCCCGTCTCAGGCGTGATGAGAACCACGCCACCGATGAAGCCATCGCTCGGGATAATCTCCATCGTCTCGTTCTGCATGTTCCAGTAGAAGCCATTGCCCCGGCCGATCGTATCGAGCTCGCGCGCGCAGGAACCACATACGGCATAGGGCCGCTTGAAGGTCTTGCTCTCGACGTCTTCCGGGAACTTCCACTCGCCGCGGCTGACGCCTTCCTTCTCGAGCTGCTTGGATAGCTCGTCGACCACATCCTTGACCGGCGTTCCCTTGGGAAACGATTTCGATATCGTCGCCCGCCGGAGGGCCTTCGATCCATCACCGCATGAGATGATGGTCATGATGTTCGGGCCTTCACGGCGATGCTCGACATCACGAACAGCCCCCTTGAAGATGACGCCCACATTCCCAGAGCCTTCAGGCGGGATGTAGCCGGCCTCAAGCGTTATCGCGTCGAACTCCTTGCCGACGCTGTTCCTATGGCTTTCCGACAGGTTGAAAATCGTGATCTCGGCAGAGTTCGGCGAAGACGACGTGTCCTTGTCGATGTTGAACTCGATGCGGATATCGTGCGGGTTGATCCCGCCCGGATTGATAAGCAGGCCCCCGTTGAAGGTTGCCCGCACCTTGCGAAGATACTGGCGCATCAGGCAGCCGCAGCCTCCAGTTCAGCATCCGACGCCTGAATAAGCAGCACGGTTCCTGCTGGCAGGGCGCGGCGGTCCGGAACGGCTCCAGGCGTCACGGCATAAGCGAAGATGCTTCCGAGGCCGAGACGAAATGGCGCGAGCAGGTCGGCGCCCAGGACAATGCGACGACCGGTCAATACCGGAAGGTTGTCGATCGAGAGGTCGAAGCTCCAACGGTCCATGGTGGTGTTGTAGCGCAACCGGATAGTCACGCGGCGGCCATTGATGATCGTTCCGAACTGCTGATCGGCATAGTCGACGACGTTGAAGACATTCATTGATGACCAATCCCCGTGATTCCGCTCAAGATCGATTGGTTAGCTGGTGCCGTTGTCACGCCCGCATCGCCTCGCTGCACCGTGCCGGTTGATCGGTCGCCCGTCACCGCATCGCCTGATCGCTCGGCTGCCGGCGGCGCGGCTCTCGTGCTTTTTGTCCCGCCTGCCTTGCCGCGCTGCCCTGTGTTGTCACCATCGGGTGACGCGGCATAGGAAGTGCTGACGATGATCACCTCCTGCAGGTCGCACCGGCAGCGAAGAATGCGAGATGAACCGGCATCGCGATCGGCATCGATCCGCTTGATCAGCATGCTGTTGTAGATCGTCAGGCCAGTCACCAGCGAGAACGGCACACGGCTTTCCTGAAACGCGACAAGGGCGGCATAGGTGGCCGCTGCGCCATAGTCCGCCACGTCGAGCGTGATCCTCTTCGGAACGATAATGGCGTGGTCGGTGATCTTCGCACCGGTCTCGATCGGGATCTCGGTGATGTCGAGCTCGGAGCTATGGCGTTCCGAAAGGACGCAGTCGATGGCAACGGGACCGATGGCGCTGGAGAAGGCGATGACAGACATCAGAAGGCATCATCCTTTTCGAAGCGGGAGGCGCGAGCAGCACCCTGCCCGACAGCGTTGCCAACGGCTGCGCCGACAGCCGCGCCAGTACCGGCGACACCGTTGACCTGCACGCCGCCTACGTTGACCTGAACAGACTGGTTCCGATTGTCCTGCTTATTGTCGTTGACGACAGCATTGGCCGGAGCGCCGCCGCCCATCTTTGCAGTGTTGCCTTCGGCGTTCTGCATCATCAGCTTCCAGTCCAAGGCGTCCTTGGTCATGGAATCTTCGAGGTTCGGCGGACGCGGCTGATCGACGACGGCGGCACCCTTCATGTAGATGCCGCCCATGCCTTCGACGTATCCCGGCTTTGACTTTGGGTTATCGACCGCCGTGATGCCCTCGATTTTCTTGTCGAGGTTAGATTTCACGAACCCGAGATAGTCCAGCCCTGCCTTTGCTGCGGCGAAAGCAGCAGCGAACGCCAGGAGCGAGGCGGTCAGAGGCGTTATGGCCGCCGTCATCAGGCCGATTGACGATGCCACGGCTGCAAGCGCCACTCCTCCCGAAAGGGTGGCGATGATGGTGCTCAGGGTGTCGGTGTCTATCCCGGTCAGCTTCGACAGAGCATCCGCGAATTTGCCGATTATGCTATCGCCGCCCTCCATCCACGACAGGATGTCCTCAAGGACCAGGAGACCAGTGAGGAACGGGAACTTTACCGCGGCGATCAGCCCGAGACCGACGGCTATAGCCTTGAACAGGTCCGGGTTGACCGAAACCCACTGCGACAGGAACTCGAAATGCCGGCGCAGGCGATCCACGAGGAACACTGCCGCGTTGACACCGGTCTCGAGAGCGGACCCGAGCGCCTTGGCGAACTTTTCGAGAGTGCCATTCGAGCTCAACTCGCCCATAAAATCGAGAAGCCGCCCAAGCTGGCGCTTTACCGCATCGAAGAAGCCGGCATCACCGACCTTGCGAAGGAAGCCGGTCCATGCGTCCCCGAGGTTCGACACCATGCCGTTCCACGTCTTGGACTGCCTCAACATCGCGCCATTAAAGCGGTCTGCGAAGTTGTCCTTCAGGAACTGGATGATTTCGGCGCTGTTCTTCTTGACGGTCTTCGACAGCGTCTTGCTGTTTTTCGTCCAGTTGAATGTGACCTTGTCGCCGGCAACGCTCGATGTGATGCCGAACTCCTTCAGTCGCTCAAATTCACCTGTCGCAGCGTCGGCGATTGCCTCAACGCCCTGCATCAGGGTCTTGCCCATGGCGCTGGACGCATCGCCGACGGATTCCAGCGCTCCGGTCGTGGGATCGATACCGTAGGACTTCAGCCGAACGAAGGCTTCAGTGACCTCGCCAACCTCGTAAGGCGTCTTGGCGCCAAAGGTAGAAACCCAGTCGAGCGCCTTCTGTGCCTTTTCAGCACTCCCCTCGATCGTTTCCAGGGTTGCGGCATAGCTTTCGAATTGCGCCGACGTGGTGATGACCGACTTTCCGAGTGCCGCCAGAGCGCCGGCCGCCGCGGTCGCTGCAGCGGCAGCAAAAATCGTGATCCGCTTCGCAGTCTGATCGATAGACTGCTGAAACTTCTTCAGCTCGCCCTCACCCCTGGTCTCATAACCAAGGATGGCGATAAGTTCGTCAACGATCATAGATTGAAATCCGATTGAAACAGGGCCACATTCCAGGCCTCAACGGAGAGGTTTTCGATGCGCGTGGCATTGGCAATGGTCTTGATGATGGCGGCAAGCGCTGCATCGGCGCAGACGCTCAACACCAAGGACTTCATGACCGCGAACGAGGTTGGGCAAATCATCGGGGCCGCTGATCTCTGCGGCTATAAGCTCGACGATGCAAAGACTGCCGCTTTCATGGAAACGACCGTGGCGAACCTCGATGACGCCTCTCGCATGCACTTCAACAATGTCCGCTCTCTTCAAGGACAGATGTTCTCGACCATGAGCTCGACCGAGAAGAAGGCACAGTGTGCCCTTCAAGCGAAGCTCGCCCAGAAATACGGGCTCACTCCTTAGCCGCCGCCTCTGCCATCGCCGCCTTCAGGTCCAGGGCTTCATGGGCATCCATGACGTCGGTCAATGTCACCCACGTCTGCATGTCACGCATTGAGTAGATTGGCGGCTCCGACAGTATCGGCCGCCAAAGCCACATGTTGAGATTGGGCGCTACCCTGCCGATCTCGCGCTCGCTTAGGCCCTTGCCGTCATCGCGCGGGTTCCATTCGCCAGGGCGCCGGAGAAAAAATCTCCAAACTGCTCCTTCAAAACGAACACCGCGACCGGGATGATGTCGCCGAGTCGGCCGGCGAAGTCGCCATCGAGGTCGACCGGATCGTAAGCACCGGATGGGCGCTTGATCCTGGCGATCTCGACGATGTCTTTCACCAGAGCGGCGAACTCTTCAGGGGCGATAGCCTCGAAGATGCCGGTGATCGCCAGCAGAGCCTCGGTGTCGGCTGCTGCGCGTTCTTCGATCGATGCTCCCTCCCTGCGAGAGGCAAGGATTGCCGGGATCTTGGAGGCCAGCGGGCCAGCCGCACGCATGAGGCGGGCCTGCAGGATGAGAGCCTTGGTCGCGAGAAGCTGATCGACCTTATACTCGACGCCGTTGATCTTCTTCTCAGCCATTGTCAGGGATCTCCGTATTCCAGTCACCGGTCCAGAGCACCCACTCCCGAACGACGGCGTTCTTGCCCTTCGAATCGGCCGGCGCGCTCATGATGAACGCACGGTCGGCCGAGCCACCTTCATTGGTGCCGTTGTCGATGAGGGAGAACGGGAAGGCAGCGGCCGTCGAGCCAAGAGCCTTCTGGCGCTTCCACTTCTGGTGAAGCAGGCGATGCGTCGGGCTCGTGTGCTGGAGCTTGACGCTGATTTGGGCCGAATTGTCGGCAGAGATCGAGAAGATGCTCGACCCGTCGGCACCGACGAGACCGGAGCCGGCATCAGCGCCCTGGGTGACGACGATTGCGTCGTCGCCATCCCAGAGACCCTGCACCTTCTGGCCGTCGAGCGTGGCCGACACATTGACCATGCTATATGCGGTTGAGTTTCCCATGTGTCGGCTCCTTAGAACGTCATGGTGTAGTTGATGGTGGTGTAGTGCACCGCGCCGGCGTAGCGGAAGCGGACCGAGATCGCCGGGGCGATGCGGGCCTTTCGCTGGCTTTCCGGAACGTCAAACACCGACGGAACCGTGATGACGACGGCAGGCGCATAGTCGCCAGTTTCAGGGTCGAGATCCTGGGCGATGAGGCCGGCGCGGGTCGCCTGCTGCATGACGGTCCGGGCGGCAGAGGCAAGTGTCTGCATGCCGGCGTCAGTGAACGGCACGCGGGCATTGTTGAGGAGGATCCCGAGCGCTTCCTCTTCCGTGCGGGCGATGATCCAGTCGGTGGCGTGGATCTCGTCCAGGAAGACGTTGGCCGTGAGGGTCGAACCTTCAACCACGAAATTCCGGCTGCCGATGTCGATATAGGTGTTGGCCATGTGGCCGACCGATTCCGACTGGCCGACACCTGGGGTAAAGCCGGTGATCGCGCTGATGGCCGCAGAGCCCAGGTTGACGGCGCTGATGCCCTTCAGGTTCTTGAACTTGGCCGTGTAGGCGCTGTTCGCGTCGTCGAAGTTGCGGGTGGACATCCACGCGGCCAGAGCGGCGGCCGGGAACAACGCTGCATTGGTGTGGTAGAAGATGCCGGTACGCTCGAAATCACCTTTGTTGCGGGCGGCGATTGAGGTCGTATCCGCAGGGTTTTGAGTGGCGGCCGCGTTGCTGTCGATGATCGCCAGCTTGTTCTTCGCTTCCGTCCACTGGAGCAGACCGTCTGTATAGGCCTGATCGCGCAGCGTCGTGTCGACGGTGATGAAGTACCAGTCCTGGTCAGAATCGTAGAGCGTGTTGAGCTCGGTCTGAAGCTCGGCGGCCGTCGGGGTGCCATCGCTTGCGACAAAGCCGATCTTGATCTGTGTCGGACGCGGGTTCTGCGAGAATGCCGACAACGCAGCCTTATAGGCGTCAGCCGTGGTCGCGAAGTCCGCCGCGACTTCCTCGATCGAGGCGTAGAGCTTCGTCCGATGGGTTGCGTCAACCTTGCCCGCAACGGCTACGGTCGTGAGAATCAGTTCCGTTCCGAAGCCACGACGGCTCGGGAAGGCGTCGTTACGCGACAGGGTCACGTTGACGACCCTGTTGTATGGGAGGATTGTCATCCTGCCGTCCTTTCTGGGGTTATCCAGCCCGAGCTATGTCGAAGCTGCTTTCATCGATGGTGTCGATTACGAAGCCGTCGCGGGTGAGGCCGCGAACGATGAGGTCCATCTGAGCCCGAGGCTCCCACTTGTTGTTGATCCAGTCGGGTACGTTCCGGATCTGAGAGACCTCATGGATCACGAGGCCGGGAAGCAAAGGCTCCATGACCTGCGCGAGCTTCGCCGCCGATGTGATCGGGCGAAGGATGCCGGTAGGTGCTGGGCCGTAGGAGTGGACCGAGAACCGCCATTCGACCTCGATCACCGGCGCAGCGCTGATCTTGTTCTTGCCTTGGCTGTTCGGAATGCCGGTGTCCGTATATTCAACGGTCTGCTCGTGCTGGCGAACCTCGGCGTCAGCCGTGAAATTCACCGTCACGTAGGGCAATGCCGGATCGGGGCCGCTCTGGTGCGACTTTATCGTCGTGACGCCCGTAACGGTCTTCACCCAACGGACGACAGCGCTGTGGATCTCATCGTTCGTCATTTCGTCAGCCTGCCCAATGTAGCGCGGTAGAAACCACCTTCCATGCGCGGCCATGTGAAGAGGACGCGGTAACCGATGCCGCCCGATGTGATCTCGCCGTCTACGGCAATCGCCGATCGGGTCCAGAGCATCCACCCGGCCTCGGTCCTGATGCCCTCGGGCATGTCCATCAACTGATTGCCACGGGTGGGCTGGATGGCGGCGCGGATGGTCGAAGACGTCGGCGCGCCGGGCACCCAATTACCATCGGCATCGTAGTATCCGGCGGCTTTGGTGGTCAGGGTGACGTTGACGGCCTCGCCATCGATGGCAATCGCAACATCGATCATTCGTCGACCTTCCACGTAACAGCGCCGCGCATTTCGCCGTCGGCAATGAGAGGCTTGCTTGATCCCTTGAGGGCGATGGTCACAGGGCTGTTCGGCGGCGATTGCAGAGAGGTGATCTCCGCCTGGATATCCCCTTGAGCAACGATGCCGAGCTTTGCCAGGACCTGGCGCAGGGTCGTCTTGCCCGTGAGCAGTTTCGCAGCGGAAGCCTTGAGCGCGTCACGATACTTGCCGCGGTTACCGCGCATAGCATTCCGCATGAACGGACGCTCGGGCACCGGGCCGCCCCAGCCCCCGCCAGAAGCGCCGCCCTTGGTGCCGAACTCGTTCCAGATCGCCTTGTTGATATTGTCCTGGTCGGCCTCACCTTTAGGAAAGCCGACTTTGACCTGCGATGGTCCTTTCACGCCCTTCGGCAGCTTCACCACCTCGCGGCGCTTCACTCCGATTGTGAACATCAGACGGCAGCCACCGGGGGGAAATTCTTGCGCATGAGCGAGAGGAACTCTTGTCCATAGATCGTGGCGGCATAGCCGGAAGCGGAGCCCCCGCCTGCCGATGCGCCATTTCCCGCGAACTCAGTTTCCACATCACCGACCTTGCGCCGCTTGATGGGGCCGGTAGCGCCCGATCCTTGGCCGGTTGTCGACCGTCCCGGCTCACCTTCCATCGTCAGCATGTGGGCCGCGAGGAGCATCTGAGCGCGAGCGCGGTCCTTTTCGAGCCACGTATCTCCGACATCGGAGATCGCCTCGTCGAGCACGAGCTGCACGAGCGCATCCGACACGGGCTGGAACTCGGGATATCGCGCCTTGAAGGTGGTTGGCGTGGGGGCGACATAGGCCATTACTTCGAGACCTTAGCCGCTTTGCCGGCCTGCTCCGCAACCGCTTCACTGACCTCGATGGCCTTTGCAGCGAGGAGAGATTTGGCATTGTCGGAGTGCTGAAGGATATGCCAACGGTTCGTACTGATCGATACGCCGGGGCGAATTGTCAGGCTGCCGATCGAGACGGACGCACCCGTCATGTTCTTGATCGTGGTCATTGTCCGTTCTCCGGTGGAAATTGGACCCCGGCCGTTGCCAGCCGGAGTGATGATTATTCGGCGAGCTTCGCGTCGATCTTTTCGCGGAGCTGTTCGGCGGACCAGCCGTTGAACGGCTTCTTGCCCATGACGTCGAGATAGTCGGCTCGGAGTTTGGCCAGATCTTCGACCTGCGGCTTGCTTGCGCCGCCCTGCCCGCCTTCTTCGGTATCGCTCACGATCACCACAGATCCCGAAGCTTCGAGGATCATCAGATAATCGTCTGTGAACTCGCCCTCTGCCTCTCCGAAGGCAGGGATACGGACCGGGCCGTCCCTGCCCTGGAGATCATAGGGGCTGTTCGTCAGGTTCTTCACCTTGACCATGTCAGCCCCCTATCAGGCCGGAGTTTCGCTGACGCCGTCGAGATAGCGGATGGCTGCCGTGGTAAGCGCTTCGACGCCACCAGTCCGGAAGATGCCAGGAACCTGCCAATTGAGCGGGCCGTCCTGATAGACCGGAAGGAACCGGTGAGGCATCGGAAGGTGGAGCTTCAGGTAGTTCTCGTCGTTCTTGTAAACGACCATACGGCCCTTGCCGGTTACGCCTGCCGTGGTTGCCGCTGTACCGAGCTCGCGAACCGAGCGGACCGTGAGTGGCCGGCCGGTCGTGAGCGTGTACAGATTGGTGCGGAGCAGGAACGACAGGATCGTTTCCATCGTCGTCGCGCTATAAGGCGTAGCGGCGATGTAATTCAGCGCTTCGACCGGCAGGAACACGGTGTCAGCCAGCTCGACCTGGTTTGTGGCCAGATTGATACCCTGAAGACCGAGGTTGACGTCTCGGACGATCTGCGCTGGCGTTTTCACACCAACGCCGGCCGCGTTCACCCAGAAGGTGACTCCACCAGTACCGTCTGCCGGTACAGCCGCCGTCGTGACGCCCGGGTAGTTCGTGATCCCGCCGAGACCCTTCTCGGCGCTGCCGAACAAGGTCAGGTCGTACATGAACTTCGTGTAGGCCAGACGAGCAGCCTTCGCGCGGCGGTTCGGCAGAGTGCCGCCCGGGATCTGGATCGCCGCGTTCACTTCCTGGATGTTGAACTGGTAGCCGATGGCCGCCAGGTGGAAGTTCTTGAGCTGGTAGTCCTGGTTGACGTCGGCGAGCGGGATGTCCTTCGCTGCGCCCGACTGCCAATTGGCCGCACCCGACATATCGGAGAGATAGGTCAGGATGCCGGGGGCCCACGGGTCGCCTTCGGTTTCGACGTAAATGAGGCGGCTGAAATCCCAATCGGGGTAGCGCGTCTCATAGACGGTCTGGTTGATGCGGTATGCCTGCGCCGTGACGAAGGCAAGCGCCTGGGTGGCGTCCGCCATGAGCACAGGGCCGCCATTGTGTCCAAGTCCATACATTGATGTGGCTCCTTATGCCGACAGAGACGGAACAGGACGACGGTAACGGACCTTGCCGACCGCGCCCGAGGAACCGGCTTCATCGAACTGAGCGCCGGGGATCGTCAGGACCGTTCCGGATGCGGCTGCACCGGTCCAGTTCTTGTTGGTTATGTCGAAGCGCGCCTGAGCGCCTTTCGTGACGTTGGCGCCGAGCAGGACGCCGATCACGCCGCTTTCGCAGATCGGAACGTTGTCGTACTGGGCGTAGGCATCGCCGGGGCGAGGAAGCGTCGGGTCCGCTTCGGTGATGCCGAGCACGTTCTGAGCTGCCGCCGTCAGCGGAGCGCAGGTGTGAGCGGCGGCGCCGGCGATAACAGGCTGGCCGAAGCCAACAGGCGTAGCGCCTTCGAGCGAGCGCGTGATCGCATTCCACTCTTCCATGTTGACACGGCGGCCGACCGCATATGCGGCAAGGGTGTTGCTATAGGTGATAGGCATCGATCAGCCCTCCTTACTTGTTGCGCCAGGCGTTGAGGTCATTGACGCTCTCCGACCATGCCTTGTCCGCGGCGACGTGGACGTCGACGTTGGGGCGAATGCCGTCGGAGAGAACTCGCGCGAACGGATCGGCTCCGATCGCCTTCTTCGCCTCGTCTGCCAGGATGTCGAAGCGAGCGTCGATGTAGGCGTCAGCCTTGCCGGCAATGGCAGCATCGCCGAGCTTGGCAGTGACAACCGCCTTGCGGATGGCCGCATCGGAAAGACCGGTTGTCTTGACGTCCTTCGCGATGGTGGTGGCGATGGCGATCAGATCGGCGCGGTCCTGGACGCGCTTGTCGATATCAGCATCCGAAAGCACCTTGGCCTTCAGGCTGTCGATTTCGGCATCCTTCTTGGCGAGTTCGCTGTCTTTTGCAGCGATTGCGGAGAGGTGCGCGGCGTCTGCCGTGCCCATCTTGGAGTGGGCATCCGCAAGCCGCTGCTGCAGCGTTGCGATAACCGTGGCACCCTGATCGGTTACTTCAACCGGGATGCCATCGACGGTAACCGTCTTCAGGGTCATGATCTTTTCCTCTTGAGGTTTGTGATCAGGGGTGACAGGGCTGATGCCCCAATTCGCACCGTCACCGATGCGAGCCTTTGAACCAGCCCGAGCGCGATCGACGACGGCCAGGTGGTTGATCTTGATGTTGGTCTGCTGGGCGTCGTACTGCTGGCCATCCGGAGTGACGCCGTCGCCCCATACGAGCTCGCAGACGTAGCCGGCGGAGAGTTCGCGCTTGCCACCCTCGACGCCCTTGATTGCCGCTGCATCCTTCAGGATGAGCGGGAGATAAACCCACTCCCCGTCCCGCTTGGCGGCCGTGCTGACCTCGCCGACTGCCAGATCCTTCCAGTTCTCGGCCGTCACGGCGTCCTTCGGGTGATCCATCGTCACCGGTGCGTGGGTGAAGCTCTGTAGGCTGGCATCGGCGAAGACGGATTCCGGCGGGCGATAGACCCTGACGACGGACATCTCAGGCTTTCCGACTTCATCGCCCGTATAAAGCTGGATGCCGGTCCGGACTGCCTTCGCTTCGGCGACAAGGTAGCCGTCGTCGGTCCGTCGCGTTCCCGCGATGGTGACAGCGTCGGTGAAATTCATGGAATTCTCCTATGCCGCCAACTGCCAGGCCGTTCGCGGGCTTGCAATCTTGCGGATGATCGGCGCCCCGATCTTGGCGACGCCGGTTCCTCCAGTCGTGCAGAGGTGCCTCAATATCAGCAGGTTATCGAGCCTGATGTTCGTCATCGTCAGACCGGTCGGAAGCCAGAGTTTCGAGCCGCAGATGAGCGACCGATTGCGGCCACCGATATAATTGCCGGTCGTCCAGCCGCCGCCGGTGACCGTGACAGTATTGCCGATCTGAACCGGGCCACGGATGGAGCTGTCGAGGTAATCCCAGCCCGCCCAGTCGTTCAGCTCGACGGGGATCTGGATCTCGAGCCAGTCGCCGGCGACGAGGCCGAGTGTTGCCAGGCTGAGATTGGCCGGCAGGCCATAGGTCACGGTATGAACGGCAGCCGCGTCGTTGACGGGCGTGATCGTGATCACTTGTTTTTCGTTGCCGGTCGCCACCACTTCCTTGCTGGCGACATAGGTCGAGGTGCCGGTGCCGCGCACCAGGCGCATGCCAGTGGCAACGTCACCAGTGACGTTGGTCTTGGTTCCGGCTATCCCCGGTGTGCCCTTGGGCGGGAAGATGTTGTAGGCGGCGAGTGGATCGAGCGACCTTGTCTCGCCTGCTGAGACCATTCCCTGCAGGATCGGCAGCAGAATATCGGAGCGCTTCGCCATCAGGTCCGGCTTGGGGTGAAGCCCATCGACAAACATGGTCGGCGAGATGCCCGAGGCCGGTCCATCGAGCGAAAGCGTATTGCAGAGCACGACGCCTTCGCGTCCCGCCTGCGCGACGATCCACGCATTGATGCCGTCGAGGATGCCAGGCCATGCCGGATCGTCAACGCCTGGCTGATCGTCGAGTGTGTTGGTCCAACTCAACGTCTGCAGGACGACGTAGACCCCGGCATCAACAATGCGCTGCACCTGCGTATCGAAGTCGGCAAGGATCGCCGCCAGGCTTCGACCCCGGACGATGTCGTTGTAGCCTATGTCGATATAGACGATGTCGGGTTTCTGGCTGAGAGAATAGGCCGTGCGCGCGAGCGTGCCCGGGAACTGCGCCTCAAGCCCGGGAACAGGAAAGAGGCAATCGCCCGACTTGCCGGCCATTGCGCCCGAGAAGGCCGCAAAGGAACTCGGCGCGAAAAACGGACTGTTCAACTCGGCGAACATGTCGATGTTGAAGCGGCCATCGGCTGCCTTGATCCATGAGAGGACCGTGCGGCCGTTCTCATAGAAGCCGGTATGACCATTCGTCGCCGTCTGGCCTGCGGTGTAGGTTTGCGCGGTTCCGAGGCCAATGAAGCTATGGCCGAGGCCCATGACCTTAGCCCCTGTCGCCAAAGGCAGGGCCGGAAGCGGAACCACAACGCCCTGAACTGGAAGGGTGTCTATCCACTGACCGGCGCTGTTCTGGGCTGCCTTGCCCGCCACAACGCGGACGGGAATGCCATTCGGGTCTTCCGTGACCTGAATGATATCGACAGGCCGCCCTGCAGCGTCGGTTTCGCCCGCGCTCGCTGTCCGAACCGGGATTGCATCAATAGGCTTGCCGGTGCTGTCTGTCGTGACAACGGTCGAAACGGTCTTGATAAGCATTGCCAACCTTTTCGATATGCACCACAAAAGCAGGCATGACCGACGAACAATTCCGAGCCTTACGGCAGTTGATCCTTGACCAGAGCGTCAAGATCGAAGCTCTGTCATTGGAAGTCCGGAGCCTGAAGCAGGCGATCGAGACCACCGAGGTCATTCTCGTCGACGACGAGCGCGTCACAAGCGCCGAGCTCGAACACCGTCTCAAAACTCCACTACCCCGCGGGCCACACAACGACAATTGACCGGCTGCCCTGGCGGAAGACCTTCTTCGGCTCCCGTCGGCTCGCCCCACTTGTAGGTGTTTCCGTCAAGCTTCTTGTGCAGCGGCCGAACGCGCTCATCGTGCGCCGTCATCCAGACGTATGAGGTAACGCCAGCCTGCTGTTGCCGGATTTTGTTCAGATCCGAGTTAAACTTGCCGGTCTGGTCCCGAGCGATGAGCCGCGCCCGCCGATCGGTGATCCCGAACTGTGCCTGCAACGTCTTCCGGAGCGTCGTCACCGAGTTGCCGGCGATGCTGTTCGTGTAGACCGTCTGCTCTATCCGCTTCACGATGTCGTCGGACAGGCTTTGGATCAGCGATGTGTTGCGGGCAACTGCCGCCTGCAGATAATCCGCTAGATCCTCATCCCGCACGACCGCAGACAGGTTTATTCCGAGCGCTCGCTTGGCCGTCGCCATGAAGGCTTCGGTGTGGCGCTGCGCTTCCAGATCCAGGATGCGCCCGACCGTGTCCGAAGCGATCCGCTGCAATTGATTGGCCAAGGCCTGCAATGAGGCGAACCAAGTGCGGTCCGCATCGCCCGTGAAGGCTCGCGCGGCGCGCTTCATGTCCAGTTCCTGCTGGTAGAGCGGGATGATGTGATCCCGCGCTTCCTTGGCAATGCCGTTCAGCATCGAGCGCAGTGCGGCGTAGTGCTGCTTTTCTGCCGAGAGCCGAACATCGACAGGTGGCAACTCAACAACCGTACCCTTCGGCCGGTCGGCGATCTTGGTCAGCGAATAGCGGAGCATCACGCCTCGACGATCTTGCTCTTCCAGTCGTCATTGACCTCTTGGAAGATTTCCGGCCCGAGGATGATCTCACCGCGGTACGGCTCGACCGTCGAAAGGTCCATTCCTTCCGGCTTCTGCCACGAGATCGTGACGTGTGGCTGGTAGTCGGGATAATCCGTGTCGGCGCCGAGGCGCTTGATATCCTCATGACGCCAGGTCAGGCGCGAGCTTGCGAACTGAAGCACGACCGCATCGCCGAACTGCTCCATAAGGCGCGGGCCACCGGCGAGGATCTTGATGGTGTTGCCGCTGTCAGCCCACTCGATGTCGTTCCCGACCCTGATCCAGTCCAGCGGCGTACGAGTGTGGATGATGGTGACGTGCAGATCGTCCTGAACGGTCTCGAAGCCCTGAGTCTTCGCCCACTTCTTGATGTCGTCGGCGTTCACCACGTCACGATGAATGTAGAGCGTGCGCGGTGCAGCGTCGGCGGCCCGCTGGCGCGTCTGCTGCTGGTCTTCCGGTTCATCGGTCTCATCATCGCCACCGAGGTCAAACTCGCCGGATGCATCAGTTGCCGCCACCGCCTGGTCAAGACCGGGATAGAAGCTCGATTCCACAAGCTGGTTCGTGACGACGGTTCGCAGCTCGACCGGGGTGAAGATGCCCGTATCGGCCAGCGTCTTCGCCGTCTCGGCGTTCAACTTGCCGATTTCAGCCTGCTCCTTCTCGGTCATCTGCTTGAGCGGTGACCACTCATAGAAGACTTCGTCGGGGCGGCTGCCGAGGGCAGAGCGGATCAGGCACTCGTCAAGGCGATAGAGCGCGGGCGTCACTTCCAGCGTCTGGATAGACGACACGCGATCGTAATAGTTGTTCATGTCGGATTCGCCGGTCGCCGACATGCCGGCCGGAGACTGGCCGAGAAGCCGTGTCACCGGGATATCGGCAGCACCAGCTGCCATCTGCAGAAACGACTGCATGACTTCCGGAAGTGTGGCGAACGATATGGTCTTACGCTCGTATTCCTCTTCCTTGTCGAGGACGAGCGCGCGGTTGATACCCTTCGCCGTCGCAGCGAGCGAAAACCGCTCAAGCAGCCGGCTCCTATATTCCGGGTCGGCCAGGCCGTTCATGAAATCCGGGATCCGGAACACGTCGACGTTGGCCTCGAAGACGAGGCTGGCAATGTTCGCCGCCGTCGCATCTGCATTTTTCATCGCCGAGTAAACGGCCTCGATGATGCTGTCGCCCCAACCGTCGTTCACGCCGAAGTTCAGCAGGTTGTCTCCATGGGGCTCGCCGATGAAGACGGCAAACCTTGATGGGTGGATGCGGATCATCGATGCGTTGCCGGTCACCTCGTAATATGACGGCTTGCCGTAGAAATCGGACAATACATTCTGATCGATCGGCCCGGCGGCGACATCGCGACGCGACAGCGCCGTAAGGTATTTGATTCCGCCCTTCCCGGTCCGTTCGACATTCAGGGGCTGCATGAGATCCTGCTCGCCAGTACCGATGAACAGCGCAGCGCCACCCCACAGCCGGGCCTTGACCTTTACCTCAAGCAGCTTGTGCCAGAAGCCTAGCCGGTTCTGCTCTGCCTCGATGGCCTCGATCTGGTCCTGCTCCGCCTGCCAGTCCC